GTTGCGCCCTGTAGACCTTCTGCGGCCGCCAGTGTGGTAATCACATAGGAATAATAGGTAGTGCCTTCTGTGTAGAATTGCACACTGTGGTTTTGATTGTCTGCATTTATAACATAAATCTCAGCAACCATTCTTTGACCAATTTCTACTGTGGTAGTTGGCAGTGTGATTTCGTTGTAGATTTCAACTGGTGTGGTGTTGTTGCCATTCCAACCAATTGTGGCAACATTACTGTCACCCACTGTGGCCAATACTGTGCCAGTGTTGCTGGCCAACTTTAATCTTACAAATGCCTGAAGATTGTCACCTGAAGAAGGTTTAGTAAAGTGTAAATTGAATACCTGAATGCCACCTGGAATGACTGTAAAGTCAAAGGCATCACTGATATAACTGTCTATCAATGTTGTGGTGCTTTGAACAGCAGTGGCAGTGACTATGCTTTGTGTAGCAGTAGTAGGCTCTTGGCTAAGGATATTGTATCCGCCATCAAACAATTGGCTGGCATTGAAATAGTAGATACGGCCTGTGGAGTAACCACGTGGTCCTGTAGGTCCAGTGGCACCTTGGATACCTGTGGCACCAGTAGATCCCTGTAGACCTGTTGCACCAGTAGAACCATATTCGCCTGTTGCACCAGTTGAGCCTTGAACGCCTTGAATACCTGTGGCACCAGTGGCACCTTGTAGACCAGTTGCGCCGGTGCTTCCAAATTGACCAGTAGCACCTGTGCTGCCTTGCGGTCCTGTGGCTCCAGTTGCACCTTGAATGCCGGTTAAAATCAATGACCAATTGGTATATGTGCCGCTACCAAATGCAATATTAGCAGTCATTGTCAATGATGTGCCTGTGTAGGCTGTTACAAAACCACCAAGATATTGACTTCCGCCTGGGCTGGCTGTGGCTCTTGCGTGAATAAAGTTACCAATTTGGAACGCATTAGTTGAAGCATCTTGATTGGTTGTAAATGTCTTTGAACCTGTGGTAATTGCGTTAGAACTTGTAGAACTTAGTCCTTGGAAACCAAGACCCGTAGCACCGGTGGTGCCTTGATTACCTGTAGCACCTGTGGTTCCTTGGACTCCTTGAGGACCTGTGCTACCTTGTGGACCAACTGGACCTGTGGCACCTGTGGTTCCTTGATCACCTTGTGGGCCAACATTTCCTTGAGGTCCAGTAGCACCTTGTAAACCTGTGGCACCAGTGGCACCATCAAGACCCTGTGGTCCAATATCACCTGTTGCGCCCTGTAATCCTGTGGCACCTGTTGATCCCTGTAGACCAATAGGTCCTGTGCTGCCTTGAGCACCTGTGGCACCAGTAGCACCAATGTCACCAGTAGGTCCTGTTGAACCAGTTGCACCATCATTTCCTGTTAGACCTGTAGCACCGGTAGAACCTTGAGCACCAGTAGCACCAATATCTCCTTGAACACCTTGAATACCAGTTGCTCCAGTTGTGCCTTGTGCGCCTGTAGCTCCAGTTTGACCCACAGGACCTGTTGAACCAGTCTGTCCAGTGTTACCTGTGGCACCTTGAATGCCTGTGGCTCCTGTGCTGCCTTGCGGTCCTGTGGCTCCTGTGCTGCCTTGCGGTCCTGTGGCTCCAGTTAAACCTGTTGCTCCAGTGGCACCTTCAAAACCACGTTCGCCGTCAAGACTAATGGTCCACATTGTAGCAGAAGTAGAGGTAGTCATTGAAATAGATGTGCCGCTGACTGTCCAACTTGTGCCTGTAACTGCTAAGAGCGGTCCTGATAAAGTCCAATATTGTCCGTATACAGGATTAAAAGCATCACTGACTAATCTAATTCTCTGTCCAGCTATAAAGGCATTGTTAGTAGAATCTACTGTAATGGTCTGAGGGTTAAAGCCCCATACGCCAGGAATATCTTGTAAGAATGAAATTGTAGAAGTTGAAGTAGCAAAAAATCCTCTGCCTTGTGGACCTGTTGCACCTGTTGTGCCAATTAGACCAGTAGCACCTGTTAGACCAGTAGCACCTGTGGATCCATGAATTCCAGTAGCACCTGTAGGACCCTGTGCGCCAGTAGCACCCGGTGCTGAAATAATTGTGGCATTGTTGTTTAATTGAACTGTCTGCGTTGTGGCATAAACAGTTACTTCACTTAAGGTGGTGTTTACCTGAAATGTGCTTGTAGACACATAAACATTAATTTGGCTGGCCATGATTAGGCTCCTATTGTTATTGCTGTGTAGTTGTTAGCCAATACAGGATCGCCTGGGGTAACACCTGCCTCCCAGCTTTGCAATAGAGCCCAGCGATGTGTTTGAATTTGTGGAGGACTATCAGCAGTGGTCCAAGTAAAACCTACTACAGTAATGGGATTGTGACTGCGGGCATCAGGAATAATTGGACCAGAATAAAGATTTGCAGGTATTGTGACTTTGACAGTTCCACTTGAAGCACTGATTACTGAAACATAAGTTGAGGTATTGATAACACCACTGGGAAATGTGCCTATGATTTTAGTTGAACTAAAATTAGGTGCTCCAGTGTTGCGATCATAGCTGACAGTGTCTGCAACCACAGTTTGATGATCAAGCAGGAATGTCCAACCTGTGATGTCTTGTTGGAAGTTGTAAACAATGGTTTTTTGGCTTGACGGAAATGTTGATTCTGTCTGAACATTATCGTAGCCACCGATATATTGGCTGAAGTCTAATACTGATGCCATGAGTCTCTCCTGAAGGATAAAAGTGCCCCGCTAAAGCAAGGCACAGTTAACGAATATTTACATTAAACCTAAATTTTAGGCTTGATAATTCTTGTTTATTGTTATTTCATTAGAAGAAGCGGTCTGTGCATCTCTTTGATATATTTGTGTGAAATATCCTTCATATAATGAATCGCCTGATGGTAATGTAAAGGTCGCTTTACCTGCAACAAAAGTTGCTGTAAATTGTGCTTCAAAAATACCATCTCCCAAACCAATTCCTGTTCCGGGAAGTCTATATAAGTTTATAGATTTACCTTCATAATATGATGAAGTGCTTGTTGCAGTAATTACCACTGTAGAAGGACTCCAAATACCTGTGCTATAAGATAATGTAATAGTGGCTGTTGATTGTGTTAGAACCAATGGAGGTGCAATATTTACAGGTTGTATTAATATTGTGTCTATGTTAGAAGTCGAAACAGCATTAATATCATCGCCATCGTATTGAACATATGCCCAATTATTACCAAAGATATAATCAGTAGCAGTATAATATTGTTGGAAAACAGCACTTCCATTAATTATAGTGGCAGTGCTAATTGTAGTAATATTCGTAGTGGTATTGATAAAAGTCCTAACTTGTGTTCTATGAGTAGCAGAATTTTTCTTTCTCTTTAGAGATACTGTTTTGCCTTCTAAATAATTTGGACTAACAACTACAGAATACTGTATAAATCCATTACCTTCATTAATAGATTTTTCGTCACCATATCTATTAACAATATTATTTGCTCCTTCTATCATTGTCATAGTAACAGGTCGATATCTTATATCCACAGTTGCAGTATTTGACAATACCTCAGTATACCATGTTGAACTATTAAATTTTACAAAATAATTATGGACACCAACATTAGTAGAAGTTGAAGAAATTATTGTTTGTGTTGTTAAAGTTGAGAACGACAAAGTTTTTACAAATGAATTATTATCGTATAGATCTACATTTTTACCTATATAAAAATTACTTCCGGCAGTAGCTGTCAATGCAAATAAATCTGGTCTTGTTGAAGTCGCTGTAGAACTTGATAAAGTAATTGAAACAGGTTGATGATATTCTGTATCTATAATTATTTGGCTACTTGTTGGAAGATAGTTGTTATCTTCTAAGACTGTAACTGTATATAATTCTTGTTTTACCCCAATTCCAACACTGCTGGTTGTTATTTCTGTAAAATTAGCGAAATGTGTAGCAGTAAACCAATTATACTTTGTAACATCTCCTTGTTTGAATTGAATAATAGCAGGCTTAGGATATGCAGTTTCAGAATTTATATTAAATTTAATAAGTTCTGGGAATCGAATTTCATATCTATCACCTACAAAGCCAAATTCAAGACTTGCAGTATTCAAAGATAATGTTATCGGGAACTGTCCTTTGCTTACTGTAAAGGTTAATGTATTTGTAGTAGCTGTGCTATATGCCCAATCTTGCTCAAATTTTGCATAATATGTATGATTTCCTAATGTTATTGATTCTGTATCTAAAATATATGTAGCTGTTGAACCTATGAATGTAGCTTGACCAATAACATTGTTACCTTCATAAATGTCTACAAGTTTGTTAGCAAAATATGTTGATGTTGCTTGAATAGTTATTAAAGGTTTTTGTGGCCTAAATGTTGCAGTAGTTCCAATGCTCATGGTCATTGTAGTTGGCCTTCTTGTTCTTGCTGTCCATGTGCTGGTTGTTGTGGCAGTGTTGTTCCAGCTGTCACGCAGGTAGACAGCAGATATAGATCTTGTGCCACTGTCTATTTCATTAAACGCAGAAGGCAACCAACTGAATTCTGCTACACCATTTACCAATGTAGCAGTGTTTATTAGTTGAGCACCATCACGCAATTCTACACTGCCTGTGGGTTGATGTGTTAGGTAAGTGCCTGTGACACGCACTGTGGCAGTCTGCACATATTTGACACTAAATCCATCTATCTCATTGCTATAGAAATCAAGTATGTCTAAGGTTGGATAGGCTATGCTACGGGCAACCAGTGTAGCGGTTGTGTTAGTTGATTTGGCTTTGAACTTAGGTGCTGAAGTAGATCCACTCCATTCTGCACGATAGGTATAGACACTGGCAGTAGAGAATGTATCTCCTGGCACTGTGATTGTGGCCACATTGCTGGTAATGGTTCCTGTGCCCAACACACGGTTATAGGTATTTTCTTTGAATGTGACTGTGCCAGCACCTGTGCCAGTAAGACTGGTAGTTGTGTTAATCACAGCGGTTAACACTGTAGAACTGCCCACAGAATTTGTAGAACTGCTTAAGGCCAATGTCAATGGATACAAGAAATCAGCCGCATAGTCTACAAACATAGAACTGGTTGAACTGGCCAATGGCAAGTAGAATCTATTGTCATCAATGATGCCACCACTCCAAACTGCCTGTATGGTATATGTGCCACTGTTGGCAATAGCAGTGGTCAATACAGCCTTGTTGGTTGTGGAATTAAACTGTGCAGTGCCCAAGGTCAATGTGTTAGCATAGAATGTCACTGTATTCAACATACCCGAACTTGTGGTCACTGTGGCAGTAAACACAATGTTTTCATCTATAACACGAGGTTGGCTGGCAGTCAACACCAATGGACTTGGCATGGTATAACCATCTACTACGGTTATAGTAGTTGCAGTAGTTTGACCTGCATAGAATGTAGCACCGATCTGTGCGCCATCCCAAATTGCCTGCAATTGGTATGTGCCTGAACTGGTAAACACTGTGGTAGTAGTGGCTGTGTTGTTAGTGCCTGTAAACACAAAATCAGCAAAGCCTATGGTAGAATAGTTGTTGAGATTTCTAAATCTTACATAGTCATCAACTTCTAAGGCTGTAGGCAGAGTTGCCTTCAAGGTAATTGTTTCACCTTTGACATATGGTTGACCTGTGCCTACATAGCTGTCTGTTAAAACATCTAATGTTAAATTAGCACCAATGCTGACACCTTCTGTTACAGTCATTGTCAATGTGTTAGAAGTAACAGGGTAATATTTTGGTGTTTCAAGACTGCCACTGTAATATGCATAGGCTTGGAATGTGCCTGTTGACAAACTCCAACTGGTGAATTCAGCAGTAGAACTGGTCACAGGAATTGTAGCAATCACATCACTGCCTAACACAAAGCTAATAGTGCCTGTGTTAATGTTGGTAGAAGTGTTTAACACCGCTGTGAAATCTACAGGCAAGGAGAAATCACTCTTTATTGGATCAATGGTCAAGGTCATTGAAGGAACAGTTTCTCTGGCCTTAACAGTCCAAGTGCTGGTAGAACTTTGGATTTCTATGTAACGCGGATTGCTGTTTTGGTTACCATCCCAGATAGCGTGGAATGTGTAGGTGCCCACAGCATCAACATTGGCAAAGGTATAGGTTGTTGAATTGTTGTTCATCACACCAGTGTAGACCAAGCTGTTGTTTTTGTAGAATTTAATGTTACCAGGATAGACCGTGGCTGTGTTTAACACTGCGGTTAAACTTACATTTCCTTCTTGTAGGATGCCGTAGTTTGCAGGATTGACTGTAAGGCTTAGTGTAGCTGTAGCGGTGGTGCCTCTTCTGATCACATAACTGGTAGAAGTTGATTGGCTGCCATACTGTGTGCCGCCAATGTTGCCACCTGGCCATGTAACACGAATTGTATTTGTGCCTGTGCCAAGATTGCTTAATTGCAGTGTAGATCTATTGTCCTCAATGGGCACACTGGCAACCTGTATACCATTGACAAACCAATTGTGGCTACCAGGTATGACTGTAGAAGTTGTCATTGTTGCAGTAAATGTAGCAGTGCCTTCATTTCTAACCAATGCACCACTGGCAGGACTGACCTGTAAAGTGGTAATGCCACCTATGCCAACTCCAGCAGTTACCACATGAGTTAATTTGTTGGCAAAGGTTGTGGCTGAACTGTAAATGCCCTCACCTGGCCAAGTAGCCCAAATACTCCAAGTTCCTGTGTCTAAATTATCAACCACAGCAAAAGCTTCTATGGCATTGACAAATGTGGCTGTGGCTAATGTTAGGGTTGATGCAGAACCTTTTCTGCCATAAAAAGTCACAGGTTGTGTCTTTTGTATAGCACTGTCAGTGACTGCCTTAAGATATAAAGGTGTGCTATAGGTAGTGGAAGTGTGGCTGGCCAAAATACCAAACCTATGTGGTTTAGAATAAAGTTGAGTTACAGGAACTTGGCCGTTAATGTTTGCTGGTTCAAATTTCATATCTTTAGACCTTTACCGTTACAATAGTTCTTCTATCACCTACTGCTACAAATTTTCGTAACTTAGGTGAATATGCCACACTCTTTAGATCAGCTGTAGTCCCGCTGTCAGCAAATTGCCAAGATGCGCCGTTGTCTGTTGAAAAGCTGATTCTTCCACCATCACCCACCATTACAAATCTTCCTGCACCATATCTAATTTTGCGCCATACAGATCCAGGTCGTTTAGAAGTTTTTAATGTCCATGTGGTGGTGTCTGTGGAAGTCCAAATGCTGTCATCTTCGCCGCAGGCAATCCACACACCATTACCATAGGCAATGGAGAACATATCAGAAGCATCTAATACATTGTAGACCTGTGTCCAAGTGCCAGTAGCACCGTTGGTTCTGTCACTCTTATAAATTCTATTGTTGTTTAGATTACCAGCGCCAAAATATCTGCCACAGGCTAAGATTGTCCAATTGCTCCATGTGCTTTCATCAAGATTGCTGGTAGCATCTTGAAATCCAAAATCTTCTATGCCCGCTTCTTGTTGGACTGTGATAAAATTTGTGCTTGAAGGATTGTAATCTAATGGCCAAGCATTGTGATAATAAATGCTGGCTGTGGTTACACCATAGGTAGTGCTTCTACCACCAAAACTCAATAGAACACTGTTTGAGCCTACAGCCAACAAATCTCCAGATTTATAAAAAAGATTTTGAAATGAATGTCCGGAATCATAGATATCACTTGCGCCATCCAAACTTAAATTAGGTCCTTTGTAGACAAGGTCATCACCCCACCAACTATTTGTTGTGGCAGTGGTTCTGCCTTCAATGCCCCAATAGGTTTCTAAACCAATTCTCTGCACAGTGCTGGTGTTTACAAGATTATTAGGACACCAATAGGCCAAACCACTGCCTGGAATGTCGGAGCTTTGCACTGCCTGAACACGCAAAAGTCCAACAGCCGCAGGCGCTCTGTTGTTTAATTCTACCCAGTTATCACCATCTCTGGATCTTAATGCCAGTCCATCTCCTGCGTTTAGGCCTCCAGTGCCACCCACCACAATAAATGCGCTTTGATCACTCTTGTTAGGATTGCCAAGGTCGCTGATTGACCAAGTGATATCATCCCATCCATCATCTACTTCAGGTTGTCTGAATGGTTGTAGGCTAATTGTTACTACACCCTGTCCATTTGAAGGACTGATGTAGATACCAGGACCTGCTACAATTCTTGTGACACAGTTAGAATTGCCAATGTTATAATCACCAACCACAACTTGGAAGCGTCCACTGCCTGTGTTGTAGTCTGTGGTAACGCAGAGGTTTTGATTGCTGGTAGCACTGACTACATAACGAGCCTGACTACCAGATACAGGAACATTTTTTAACAGTTCCAGATTACAGTCTCTGATGTTGACAACGTCTGTGAGAGTGCTTAGTCTATCTGTGCTGGTTGATGAACCCGCAGGATTAAATTTATCTGTTTGGCAGGTCATGGTTGTTCTCCATAGGTATCAAAATCAAAGTCTCCTCCATAACTGCCAGTTGCAGGATTGAATGGTGGTGCAGTAAAGGAACCCCAGCCTGTGTGATATTCAATAGGACCTGTTTTTGGTGTGACATCTGTTACAAAAGTTATAGTTTCACCTATCTGTGGATTGTTAGGATAACTGGGCCATTCACTCCATGTGTCAACATTAGGTTCAACTGGCACACCACCAACACCGCCACCAAATGGTGTTTCTTCTTTGGGCCAATCTATTTGACCTCTGCTCCATAACACATGGCCTGCGGCTAAACCTAAGCCTGTTAGTGCTGTGGTTCCAAGTTCATCAAAAAATCCACCACTGCCAGGTAAGCCTGTTAGTCCAGGATCACCCTCTGCAACTTTATTACCTGTGATACTATTGTCATTTATCTTTTCACCGTTAACACCTGGCTCTAATGTCCAATTAAATGACACAGAAGCAGGAGAGAACAAACTGGTTTGACCAGTTGGACTTACTGCACGAGTCCTCCACCAATAGGTAGCAGTAGGCATACTTATGGCTTTGGTCTGTTCATAGAACACTGTGCCATCTGCACAATAGTGAGGATAGATCGAACCAGTGTTGTAGGTCTGTGTGCTATAATGCACATAATTGTTGTCTTCTGTTATGTCAGCACCTTTGACACTGAACCAAAACTCCATTGCCGCAACATTACCTATCAAAGGTATTTCACCCTGCACCACATAACTGCCTGCGGTAGAATCTACCAATGTTGGAGGAAATATTGGTGCTGTGGGCTGTGAAATATTATTGACGTCTGCCAATGCATTAAAACTGGCAGGTGTAAACACGTGGTCTGACAGCGCACCGCTATAGACTGTGTCATTGTAGCTTGATGCTGTGATCTGCACACACAAGAAACCATCTTGCAGTTTTTGTTCTTTGACCTGTGTGACACGGAATGGTTTGCCCTGATAGACTGCATTGCCGTAAGTGCCTTGATTCCAACCATACCAATCATGTTGAATTACAATAATGTCGCCAGCATCTATCTCAATACCACTGTAATCCATGGTAAAGGTCACAATGTAATCTTCTCTGCTTTGGAACAGACGTCTGCGTCCAATGTAATCTGCCTGCACTGAATTGTTGCACAAAGGCAAACGCAGTTGCATTTCATTGTCAGGCTCATTAGGATCTTTAAGGTTAGGATCCAATGTGTAATAACGAAAATCTGTTTGGTCCTTGATCAACTTGTTAGGAAATTCAATTCTAAACTTGTTGTAAGTCTGATTTAGATCCAATGGATTGACATTGATACCACCAATGATAGATGCTGTGGTAATCACACGCGGTGAACTTGTGGTCAATCCAGCTTCTGTGAGGCTTTGATTGATCTTAACTGCCCATTGTCCATTGATTTCATTCCACTGTATCCAGCTGTCTGCATGGTCTGCAATGTCAACAAGGTTGTCTAAGCAACTTTGATTAGTATCTATAACACCATTGATCTCAAAGCGTGTGGCTGTTGAAACTAAGCCTGTGACTGCTTCTGTAACTGTTATGGTCTGACCTGAATAGGTGTTTAAGGCATTGATTGCCGCAACATCAACATTGGCAGAAGGTATAGCACAACCATACCTGGTGTTAGTCCAATAATCGAACAGAACGCTGCCTGGTTGTTTCAGTGTGTTAGAAACTTTGGCAGTTATGCTTGGCAGACCAGTAAGGCCAATGTTTTGATCAAACTGCATTTTTAACACAGCAAAAACTGTGTTTGTCATAGCCTGTGTGCCGTCCCAACGATCAGCTTCTGCAATGCCAACATCACTTAACACTGATGTGGCAGTGACCATAGTCTGCAGAACATTAGTGCCAGTGCCCACATAATACTGTGTGCCTGTGTTGGCAGAACCATTGTTATAGAAATAAACTTCTACCTTACCAGCAGGCCTTGTGTCAAGTTCCAAGGTGCGTTCATCAAACCAACCAGCAACCTTGTGAGGCTCTGATTCATCCATGACCAAACGCTTGTCACCCCAATACATTTCGCCAAATGTCACACTACCTAAATCAGTTTTCTCACTAAAAGACAATACATACCACATGGTTTGATTGTCTTCACTTAATTTGGCTTCCGTGATAATTGGAGGCACATAGGCATCACCATATACTACAGGCAGTTTATTGTAGGTAGCAGGTTGCAATTGCACACGAGCACCTGCAGGTTGTTCTGCACCCCTGTCCTGCTTCATGGCATTGCGTAGAATTAACTTGCTGACCACCATGCCAACTACAAGTTTTGCACCAAATGTTATTGCGGCTGTGGCAAATGCACCAGCTCCTACCGCTGTAGAAATTGCCGCACCAATGTAGGCACCAACTGTTGATATTACTGGCATTTTATGATCTCCACATCTCTTCTACTTTTTCAAACCCCCACTTATCATAGCGGAGGTCTGGTGAGTTTACCATCTTTGATATCGTATAATAATCTATCCTACCTTGATCTTTCAACAGATCACCATAGGTCTTATATTCTTTCAACAGTCTATAACCTGCAGAACTGCCTCTATGTTCAGGATCCACCCAGTAGGCCAATTCATTTAGGCTTAGTAGGTTTGGTGCCCATAGGTTAGGCATAATGTAGGCAATCAGCATACCTATCAAGTTGTCCTTTTCAGCAACCCAAATCTGACCTCTACCTGCAAATATTTCTGCACAGATGTTATGAAATGCACCAAGGTCTTCTGCATCGCGTAGGGAAGGAATAGGACTATACTGTCTATAGTCCAAGATCATCCTGTCTAATTCAGGCTGGTCAAACTTTGTGGCTGTTCTTATCTTCATTCTACTTTCTGTCCAAAGTTAAAGAAGCCATTAGATATGTTGGCCACATTGTCCATGGCGGTGTCAGCAGGATTGAAACGCTTCCAAGATTTTTCGTTGGTGTAACGACCGCTGTTGCGATTTTCCAGCACAAGTTTATAGCTGGAACAGTTTACTGTGATGGCAAAACTGTCTTCATATTCTGTAAGATCTTCTGTGAGTGCATAACTTGTGACAATGCCTGTGTAGCGTAGCACAGGTGTGCCCATTAGCACATAGTTGGAATCGTAGAAACCTCTATAGATCTGCATCCTGCTGCCTTTGATGCCAGCATTGAGAATACTGCCAATCTTGGTTTTGTCTATGCCTACCAATGTCACAGAAGTGTCAAAACTGGTCACAGAAATGTCACGCTGATGTCCTGTGACACTTAACAATCCACCAAGACCAATAAAAGTCACAGTGGCAGTGCTGGTAGATCCAGTTAAAGGATCTGTAACAGTTTCGTTCTTAAAACTTGATGAGAAAAAGTAGGGCGTTTCAGGAGCACCACTGATGTCTAACCTAATAAACTCTGCATCACGGATTGTGTTGGTGTTTTGAACTTGTGTGATTACACTGCTCATCCTACATCTCCTGTAAATTCTACCAATTCAAGAGGACCAGTAATCTCAACATAAGGTCCAGGTATCAATCTATAGGTAGGCATTGATCTTGCAATCATTCTAAATTTGACATTGGGTCCTACGGTTAAACCAGCACCTACTAAACTTACAGTGGTAAAGTTTGGTCTATGTGTGGTCACTGTGATAGTAGAACCACTGCCTCTCTGCACATCATTGACCACTGTAAATGGATAAGGACTGGTGCCAAAGGTAAAGATGTCATTGCGTCTAAACACATAGGCATTGGCGCTGCCTGCAAGACCACTGACATTAAGTGTAAGAGTATTACCCACAAAACTTGTAACTGTCAATGCAGACAATTGATTGGTAGTTATATCACCTCTGTAAGCCCACATCCAGCTAAAGTTAGTAAACTGCACATCTTGATAGTTGACTCTGTCATAGTAGTCAATGGTCTCCATAAGTTCACGAGCATTGGCATAAGGTGTCACTGCTGAAATGTTGGCAATCATGCGCCAGGGTTGCCTTGTAACACTTTCTGTAACTTTGATAATGCCGGATCTACTGACCTGTTGACTCACAGACTTGCGTCGGTCAATCTCTAATGTTTCTGCTATGTTAATTAGACTTTGTATGCTCATTATCTTGTCCTCATTGGCAATTCTCTGCGTGCCTGTTCAACAGTGCCCAACATGGTCATGCGGTTTTCTGCAAAGAACTGTGCCACTGAACGACTGTCAATGGCACTGACTGTGTAATAATTGTTGACTATGGGTTGACTTGATGGTTGGCGCAGTTCATTGCTGGGCACTATGCGTCCTGATGTAGATGGTATGAACAATTCAGGGCCACGTTCACCTACAATGCTCATCCTATTTGATCTCACAGCACCACCTGTGGCAAAGAATGCACCGTAGTCCATGTTGCCAAATGAAGATCCTGTGCCAAAGCCTCCACCAAAAATATTGCCTAATAAGCTTCTCATAAAACTTGTGGCTGATGCTTTGAGCTCAATTCTAATCAAATCAGCTATTAGACTGCGGGCAAAGTCACCGAATGAGAACTTGCCTTTTTCCACAAACATATTAAGTGCCGTATCCATGGCACCAAAAACAGCATTGGCAGTGGCTTCACCACGCTTCAATGGAGTATACATTTCTTCCATACGCTTGATGGTGTTTTCAAAGCCCTGTTGGAAGTTCTGTTCATTGGCCGCACGGGCCGCGGCTTCACCTTGCACTAACTTAATTCTATCTTCGTATAATTTGTTTAAGCGTTCTTCTTCTCTAATTCTTGCATCATTGGTTAGATTAGGTATATTGTTCAAAGCACGACGTGCCTGTTCACGCTGTATTTCAATGTCCAGCAGTTTTTGTGCAAGATCACGTTCAGCAGTGCTCATGCCAATGCTGGACTGTGCAAACTGCATACGCTTGGCCATTTCTTCATTTTGTATTCTTAAGGCATCAACTTGATTGAAAGCACTTAGTGCGGCTTGATCCTGTTGCTGTGCCAACTGACCCATGGCGGTGTTGAATTCTTCCTGCATGGCCAACATTTCTTCTACATTCTTGCGTTCTATGGCCTTGCGGTTTGTGGCAATGTCCAAGGCCATCTTGGCATTGATTTCTCCAACCTTTGCCGCAAACTCCTTTTCCATTTGCGCTCTGGTGAGATTTTCTTTGGAGAATATTTCACTGCGTGCCTTTTCAGTTGCGGCCTGTGCTTCAAGTTCTATCTTTTCAATATCTGTAGCAGTTTGGAAGGCAATGAGCTTTCTTGTTTCGGCTTCTGCTTCTGCAATGCGCTTGCGGCTTTCGGCAAGAGCTTTTGCGGCTGGATCTACTGCGGCAGTTACAGTTCTGCCAGCTGGACCACCTGAGGGCTCTGTAGACTTTATGGCTTGACCAACTTTCTTTTCACTTTCAGCCAATGCTTCATTTCCTTAGTCAATTGATCTATGGCAACGGCTGTGGCCGCCGCAACACCGCCCATTGCCGCAAGCCTTGCCACAATGCCCAATGGTGTCTTGCCCATTAGGTTAGCTAATCCTGTGGTGATAGCCAATGCGCGGTTAATGGCAATGATATTGGCCAGCATAGAAGCACCAAATGCCACAACCATAACACCTGCTAATACCTGTATGGCCAAGGTAGCATTTTTAACGCCAACTTCTTGATCACCTAATAATTTTAATAATGGTTCAAGAGCCTGTAGCGCGGCTATCTTGATATTGCCAAATGCCTTTTCAAGCGCCTGTGCGGCATCTGCACCAGCTTTGATAGAACGCTCGAGATCATCAAAATTACCTTTGCTTAATGCATCTTGTAGAGCCTTGGGATCAACGCCTCTGAAGGCCTTAGACAGTAATTCTGTAGCAATAGCAGTTCTTTCTGAACCTGCCTGCATTCTTGATAGGCCGTCTATGGTTTTCTGTAGCAGTTCAGCTTCACTGAGGTTGCGTAGATCATCAAGACTGACACCAACTTTCTCAAAGGCCTTTTGTGTTTTTAGGCTACCATCTGCCGCACGTTCAATGGCACCATAGAAACTGGTAATGGCACGCTCTGCGTTGCTGGCCTTACCACCAGCAGCCTCCATGGCCTTTTGGAAACCTAATATAGAACCTACAGCAATGCCTGTGGCATCACTTAGATCCTGTATGGCATCTGCTGTTTGTATTGCGGCTTTGGCCAATGCCAATAGACCCAATGAACCAATTGTGCCAGCCAGTGCACCAAATTTACTACTTAATTGGTCAACCTTAGATCCAACTTGATCTAACTGTTGCACACCTTCTGTGGTGACTTTGACTCTAAATTCTTCTACTGCGGCCATTATGGTGTCCTCTTTGTTTTAACCTTTTGCACATACTTACGCAAGAAGTCCATGGTAGGTTTGGTCATGCCCTGTGGGCTCTGCTTGGAATACCCTTGATCTAACCTTTGTGCATAAGCGTAATTGGCTTCAATGGTATCCTGATATTGGCTGGTCTTGCGTCTTGCATTGCCAGTCTTGATAGGTGTGTTTTTGTAAAACACAGGCAGAGCGGCCTTGGCCATTTTGATAGGGTCAAGTCCTGCTTTGATCTGTTTGATGCGTAGATTGATTTCACCCGCCATTTCTTACTCCTGCCATGATTGCCTCAAGGTCTTCTTGTTTATAGGCCTGTGGTGCCGTAGGATTCTTCTGATGATTCTCCCAAGCCGTCCAAACATCTGCCACCATGAGATCAAATGTTGTAGCTTCTGCTATGATCTTTGATGGTAGAATGTTATACATTTTAGCAAGGTGTCCTATGGTTATTAGCCTTGCTGAGTCCCAGCACTTGGGGTCAACGACTTGGTTCTTGACTTTCCCAAGACTTCACCTATCTTGGTAATTGCGGCCAGGGCAATGTCAATGGGCAGGGCTTCATCATCTGCCAACACAGTTTCACCTTCTGCGTTGAGAATCATCTTGCGTAAAACTTGATTGACACCATCACCTTCTTTTTCTGTTTGACTTCTATAGAAATCAAAGTAAGTGTTGATGTCCACATGATCCTTCATCCAAAAGGTCACAGGTTCTCCATACTCCTTGACCAATTCTTCTTGGTCAAGAGCTACTTCAATTAATTTGGGTTTGGTTGCTAACTGTTTAATCTGCATGATCTTTATCCTTTATATCTTTTTTAAGTTGATGAACTGCGGCCAAACAAAATCGCAGTCTACTCTGTGCTTTGTCTATGTCATCTTGAGCGTGCCTTATTTCAGCAAGTGCTTTGGCAATTTCGGGTTCAAGACTCTGTAACAAATCTCTAAAACTTGTGGTGTTAAAATCCATAAATCTACCTCTCTAATATTTACAGCAAAAGAAAAGCCCTACTATGAATAGGGCTCTCTTTTAGTCTAATTTAGAATTAAACTGTGCCGGTGCCGAAGTCGCCTACGACATCTAATGTCAAAGGGCTGACCCAGATTGGCTGATCAGCTGTCACAGCTGGAGCAAGTCCAGTCATGTAAGCAGATCCGCTGACATAACGATCACCTGAGGTGGTTCCGCTATAATACAAGCGGAAGTATACAAGTGTTTTATCGTTACTTAGGGTAAACAAACCTTTGGCTGTGGCACTGCCTGCGTCTGCACTGGTCTGACCAAAGTAAGCATTGTCATCAATTACGATGTTCATGCTAACTTGGTTAGTTGCCGCAAGGGCAATTGCTTTCTCGCTGGTTGAATCAAGTTGCTTCCAACGGAACACTCCATTTGCGTTTGAAAGTGTTACATTCTGCATACCTGGAACAGCAAGAATACCAGTGGCTGTAGATGCAGTGGTGCCTGCGATTGTCGCTGTGCTGATGTGCAGTGTTGCGAAATCACCGGTTCCTGATACATTAATATAAGCCACGTCTTTTCTCCTTATGCTATGGTGGTCATTCGATATTGAATAGTGTAAACTATTACATCGTCCGTGATCTCAGAGGTGTAGTCACTTTCGATTCCGTAGTTGGCTACTCCAATTTGATCTTTTGCGCCTAAAATTGTAGTAATAGAAGCTGTCAATCCCGTAGGCGGATTTTTTGCATCAACAGCAAAGTATCCTTCCACTGTGGTCACATTCTGCATGATGTCCGCGTTACCGGGCATTGTAGGTATTAGAACAGACTGTTCTTTTACTTCCTCTGCCAAGTAGAACTTTTTCATGTTCTTGAGATACAATGGTTCCTGTGCGGTATTCCATGGCAACTCTCTAACCGACTTGATAGTGGTCGAGGTAGTTGCTGTGGTTAGGTAAGATAAGAGTTCTGTTCTCATCTAACTCTCACCATGTTGGTTCTTGTGGGCTGTTTTTCGTCGGCACTAATTGTGTTATTGCCAGACCAATCATACC